TAGATATCAGGACTCAACTACTTATTCACCTGTAACTTCAATTTCAGCAATACCTGCTCTTACAGGTACTAACGCTTTTCTTACTATAGATGCACAAACTGGTGGTGCAATGGCATTACAAGGTGACTTAGATAAAGATATTGATAGTGTTACTACTTTTGATATTGGTTATGGTTCAGTTTCAAATTATTTGACAGGTGCTACCCTTGGTACTGCTATAACAGGTGTAGGCACACAAGTTCTTTCTGCTAACTCAAATAGAATTACTTTATTCGGTCAAAATCTCGGAACCTTACCACTATATGTCAAATATGGTTTAGGCTGTAATCAAAGCTCATTCAACTTTATGTTATATCCTGGAACAGCTGCATATGACGGTAGGGGGGAGAAATTCTCTGATGATAGATACAAGGGAGATGTCTCCGTAAACACATTGTCTGGTTTTTCTAGTCAATACATCTTTTGGGAGGGAGTATAATTTATGATTACGTTTAGTGGATCACCATTTCTAGGGGGCAGAACAGTAGCAGTTACCATTCTAACCACAGAACTAGCTACTAATACAGCTACATTACAAGATTCTACAATTCTTAATATGCCGTTAGAGGTTGGGACTTGGAGTTTTGAAACATTAGCCATGTTAGGCAGTGATAGTTTTGCTGCTGCTGGTACTCGGAATGGTTTAAGATTTAGTGGTACAGCTACATTATCTGGAGCTTCTTTTCATGTAGATAATAGTGCTGCTACTCCATCACAGTTTCCTGTAGTATATAACAGTGCAAGTCTAGTAGATTATACGAGAGTTGCTTCTGGTCAGGTTGCTTCAGTAAGAAGAATTGGCAATATAGTAGTAACTGTGGCTGGAAATTTAATTGTTACTTTTGCTCAACAAACTGCTACAATAGGAACCTCTACACAATTACTTGCACCTAGTTTTATAAGAGCTACTAGAATATCTTAATGAAATATTACGGCATTCAAAACGAAGTTAAGTCATACGTAAATCGCTTACAAAGCGAACAAGGTATCGTTGTGTCTCCTTCCGCAATAAAAACCATTAATGACAGAGTAGAAAGTCTAAAGAAATCTGGTGTTTGGTCTAGGTTTAGCTTGGGGTTTAATGATGTAGATGGTGATGCATATCTTACTAGAGCTGGTGTTACTGATCCTTTGGGAAGATGTGAAGTACTTTGGTTTACTAGAGGAATGAAGGCTCTTGATTTGTGGAGTAATATGGCTTTTTGGCCAATGAGAACTTATCAGAATAATGGTACAGGATCTATTGTTTATAATTCTGGAGGTCTTGGGATATATAATGGCACATTAGTTAGTAGCCCTACATGGTCTAGTGCTGGTGTTAATTCTACCGCTATTGGACAGTGTATGACCACTACACTACCCCTCTTAAATCTTCTAACTACAGTAGCATCATATAAAGTTAATGTTGATCCAGGAGCATTAAGAAGAATTATTTCTACTTCATCTAGTGGTAGTTGGTTTGGTACTAATATGGTTGGTTCTGGTGAAGTATCAGGAACTAATGGAACTATAACATTTTTATGGGGTGCTGGATTAACGGTAGGTATACAAACATTTGATACTGCTATTTTTGGATCAACTACAAGAGGAGTTAGAAATAAAACTCTAGGAACTCTCACAACAGCATTATATCCTGCTGCTGGTGATGGTAATATTGGGTTATTTAGACCAAGTGGTAATTTTATTAATGCTACTGTATCTATAATGATGGCTGCAAATAGACAATTAACAACTACCGAAGTAACATCATTAAACGATCTCTATAAAAACACCCTTGGAAACGGCTTAGGATTACCATAATATGGCAAAAAGATATTACAATTTAGAAAAAGAAACAAAAGCCTATTTAAAAGCCTGTGATGATAGTGGCATTGTGTCGTCTACTGCTACAACCACAGTAAATGATTATGCTATTAAACAGAAAGCTGCAAATAAATTTATACTACTAACAGGTAATACGCTGTTGAGTAGATTTGGTATAACATTAAGTGGATTAACAATATTAGCCGATCCTGCTCTTCCAGATAGTTGGACTGGATCATCATTTAATGATATATTTTCCAACACTTCATTCATTAAGCATTTAACTTTAACTGTGCCAGAATATAGCATAGAATTCAACACACCTTCTTTTTTATATAAAACATCTACTCTTCCTTTGTATAGAAATTCAACAATCGCTGCAATAACTCCTACATTATCTTCTCAAGAATATTCGAGATTTGCTGTATTTAGATGTAAAAGTTTTAATTCTACAGAAAACAATAATTCAGGCTTTCAGCCTATTTTTGGAAATGCTTACAGTGGCAATCAGATAGATATGGGATTATGTACAAGTACTACAGGAAAATTAGCATTCAACCAATTTGCTAATTTTCCTGTAAATCCTATAAGGCAAGCTACAACTATCTTAAATTTAAATCGTTGGTATTTTGGAGGTTTTACATATAGCAAAAGGTTAAGCACTATAAAATTTTATCTAAATGGTATTTTGGATGGTACAGTTACCGCAGTTAATTACGGAAATGCTAATACCAATAATTTAATAATAGGTGGAGTCGAATCAACTTCTGAACCTAGAAGATTTTTTGATGGATATATCGGTCCTATATTACATTATAATAGAGTATTATCTGACACTGAAATATTACAAACATTTAATTCCTACAAAAGTAGATTTTCACTATGATAAATTCTAAATCATATGGTCTCCAAACTGAGACAAGACAATATCTAAGAAGATTATATTCTTATGGTAGAGAATTAAATTCGTCTGATGTAGCAGATATTGATAATTTTATTAAAGGATTAAAACAATTAAATTTACTACAAAACATTATTGTTTATCCTCTTAGAAGTCAACATAATATAGGTTCTGGTGCTAATGTATTGTCATTTGGAGGTATAGGAAAGTTTGATGGTATTATGATAAATGGTCCATCGTGGGGATTGTCTGGCATCAACTTCACTGCTGCTAGTTCACAGTATATAAGAATACCTAATTTTTTAAATAGTCCTGTGGTTGCTGGATTTAGTATGATATGTGTACATCAGCCAGATTTTACTACAACAGCTAGAGCTTTATTAGCTAATGATGGAGTCACAGCTAACACTAGAGGATTACGTATAAATGTCCAGTCACATAGTTATATGGGAACTAGTTCTAATACATTATTTGCAACTTTTGCGTCAGCTTCTGATCCTACGGGTTCGGGATCTAGAAGTTATGGATCTTTTAATACAGCAGCAATGCATGTTAATTATGTATCCTTTGGTGGAGCTTTAGCTTCTGGTATGAGTGGTTCAATTAATACAACTACAAATACAGGTAGTATTCTTCTGCCTTCTTTTTTTAATAACACTTTTGACACAATGGGTATCGGAGCGAGAAATGGATTAGGAGCAGGAACTGATTTTTTTCAAGGTACTATGTCTTTAATGATGATAGCAAATAGAGCAATATCACCTGCCGAATACTTAAATGTATACGCTTTAATTAAAACAACAATCGGCAAAAGCTTAGGATTACCATAATATGCCAACTACCAGAAAATATACTTTTGACATAGATACTAAACGCTATCTCAATAGAGTTAATACTTATAGACAATTAAATGGTCTTAACAATATAGCAAATGTAGATGCTGTAGATATTGATAATTTTGTTATAGGATTAAAGGATTTGGGAATATGGCATAATAGTGTTTGTTTTTTAATGAGAAGTCAACATAATATAGGTGTTGGGTCTACTATAAATAGTTTAGGTGGAGAAAATAATATAAATGGAACGCTTGTTAATTCACCCACATGGGGATTAAGTGGTATAACCTTTAGTGGTACAAATTACATAACTGCTTTATTAGGAAAAACAATTCAGACATCTGAGCTTTCTATAGCGTCTGCTGTAAATTCTATAAGTCCACAACCAGGCTATACAAATGGATATAATTACCAATTATCTATAAGTACAAATAATTACTCTGTTAATGGATTTAGTATAGTTAGTCCAAGTACTAATGGAAACTCGTGGATAATAGAAGGTATTCAATCATCAATTGGAGCTAATACCACAGCAATTAATAATCAAACAATTAGATTTCAAGGAGGTAGATTATTTAGTGGTGGTACACAACATTACTTAAATGGATCTACTACAACCAGCGTTACTGTTAGGAATAATCAAATCTTCGACCGTATACAAATATGTGGAAGATGGGGTGGTGCTGCTACACCATCGTGTGGCGTGGGTAACTTTGGTGTTGGCTGGGTAGGTACACAATCTTTTGTTATAGTATCTTTAGATTATATAGACTTTGTATCTCTACAAAGATTAGTAAAAGAAACAATCGGGAAAGGATTAGGATTACCATAATATGCCAAGAACAAGAACATACGGATTAGATGTAGACACTATAGCATTTGCCGCTAGAGTAAAAGCTGGTAGCGGTAAAACTATTTTACCAGAAAATCTAAAACAGATTAATAAATTTATTATAGGAACAAAGAAATTAGGTCTATGGAATACTATGGTTTGCTGGCCAATGAGAAGTATCCATAATGCTGGTACTGGATCTACTGTTTATAGTTTAGGAGGATTAGGTACTTATAATGGTACTATGACAAATAGCCCTGTATGGAGTAGTGATGGATCGGGTATATTCTTTGATCAAGTAGTAAATTATAAAAGAGTAGATATACCTGTAACAACAACTGGGTGGTCACAGGCTTCTTTATGTGGTGTTTTTAGATCAACAAATATACTTCCATTTACTTTATTGGTTACATTAAATAGTGCTGGTACTCTAAATGATTCTACGGCAAAGTTAGCTTTGTCTTTATTTCAACCAAATGGTCAAACCATAATAAGAAGTAGTGGTCTTACCCCATCTTTTGCTCAAAAATATACAAGAATAACACCAAACCCTACACCGTCAGGTTATAATTATTATTTTGGTCAAACAAACAATATATATGACCCTGTTAATGGAAACTATTTTATTCAGCAAAATAACTCTACAGGTAATACTCAAGAAGGTACAGGGGTACTGCCATATCTTACAACAGGTACTAATAGCTTCTTATTTAATACATATGGAACAACAGCAACTAGAGCAGATACAGCGGCTTTCGCTGTTATATTCAGAAAAACATTAGGATTAAGTACATCAAACTTATTCAAACAATTGTTCAGACAAACTATTGGTACAGGTTTAAACTTACCATATTGAAATATATAATTAATAAACTAAAATAAACACATGAAATACTCAACAACATTTAGAACATTCGCTTTCCCAGAAAGTATCGTAGAACAATTATCAATCTTCACAGAACAATTTGGTGAAGAAGCTACTGATGGATTATTAACAGTCAAAACAATTGCTTGCGGCTGGGATGATAGCGAACATACAAGGCTTAGAGCTTTAAGATTCCCAGAAACAGCTTCCCTCACAGATCTTACTGACGGAAGAAAAGCATACACAGCTCTCTGGTCACTTAGACTACTTGAAGCATATGAACAAGGATTTCTTACTGATGTACAAGAATTGACTACAGAAGAAATGCAAGCGTTATTGCCTGTATATGAAGAAACAACTATATAAGTATAGTATAACTTATACCAATAAAAAAAAGCCTAGTAACTTAATACTAGGCTTTTTTTTTATTTAAGATGTTATATTAACGATAACCTAAGAGCCAGAGTCTTTTAATTTCAGGGAATGAAGTATCAAATCCGTTTGCTGTAAGTGATTGTTGTGTTGTCCCGGTAAGTACGGTAAAGAGTGATGAAGACTCGTCAGTAAACAATAGAGCCATTGTCTCACCGTTATAAGCACGATCTACTCTGAATGTAGTACCAGAGAATGCAGATAATGTTGCGAATGAACCTGTACCTGATGCGGGTGATACAGCAGAAGAGAGTAGAGTGTTAAACGCGATACCACGTACTCGTTTTGAGCTAAGTTCAGGTGTTGTTCCTGCTGTACCTACTGTTAATAGTTCTACTAGTTTATATTCACCAGAACTCGATAAAGACCAGCTTAAGTTAGCTGGGCTATCTCCAAATGCTGATAATGCCTGATTGTTAAATCCGATGACTGCCATATTAATATTTATTCTCCAAGGTTAGATTTTATCAAAAATTAAACTTATCGTTGATACTTTAAAAGTACTTCCTTTTTAGTGGATGTTGACTTATTAAAATGCGATACAGCAGCTGATGTACCTAAAACGACTCTACTTGCTAATTTAAAACTGCTATCCATGTTATCGTTTATAGCTTGTTCGTATGTATCATTGATAACTATCCCAACTCTCGTAACAGATGGTTTAATACTATTTACTAGCATTATACGTACAAAGTTATTGTAATCTTCAATATCCTTAAATCGCTTACCGTTGTAGCTCTCTACATTATAATAAGGAGGACACGTAAATACACAATCGTAGGTTTCCGGTGGTATAAATTTTGTACAGTCATGGTTATATAGAGTACACTTGTAATCAATAAACTTAGCTATATTAGTACTACCTTCAAACGTCTTACTCCACATATCATTATATATATAATTAATATCAGAAAGATAAGCACCTATTAACCTATGACCCCAACCTCCACATGGATCATATATACACGATACCTCCTCTTCTTGTGTATACTTCTTAAGCCATAGTGGAGAGAAGTGTGAATACCCGGTGTGTATACCTGAGATTTTAAATCCTCTTAAAATCTCACGATCCGTTAGTTTGTCTTTATGTAAATATTTTCTTCTATTCTTTATAAGCTTCTGTTGTATTATATTACTCTGCCACAATTCTCTCTCTACATCGAAGAAGTGTGGTTGAAACGTATGAACTAAACGATTCGCTCCTATACTACACGTATATCTTGCTTCGCGTAACTTATATAACTCTATCTCGTGTCTGCATTGATCGTGGGTATAAGCGTAAGTGAGATACTTACTATCTCGCAGCCACTTGTAAATAGTATTCAACGATACAACGCCCTCAAATAGCTCCGCACACTCCGCTACAGTATTTTTACTTGCATATTCAACTACAGCATCTATAAGATCCTTATTCTTCATATTTTGCTTGCTTAGATAGATTATCCTTCTCCCATAGAGGTTGATAATTTGTGTGATGACAAATCTCTTTAAGTAGGTCCATATTAGAAATTTCCTTAAGTATTGCAAGCGGTTTAATGTGATCTAGATGCCAGCAATGATCACCTCTACCATGATTATTCCAGTTCATGCCTTCTACAAATTGACTCTCTATGTGTACTCTGAACTCTTCTATTGAGCAACCAAGATATTTTATTGATGGATGGGTGAGAGATACATCAGAATATTTTACAGCTTGCCGTACATGTTCACGTATGTTACATCTTAACTTATATAGAGGATCCTCATTATACTTCTTTCTAAATACCCCCCTTTCTTTACCATCTAAATACCTACACTTCGCCTTTGTCTTATAATGTGCCATGTTATCGTGTCTGTGCTGTTTAACATTCTCATTAAGCTTTACACGTGCCTCAGCAGTCAGCCCTTCATACCACTCCTTCCACTTCTTTGGTGTTATACCCTGCGACTTACGGTATTCTCTATACTCTTTATTTCTCTGCTGTACCTCTGTATCGAGCTTTGTTTTTTGATGTCTTTCTTTACCTTTCTCTGAAATCTCCTGCTTTACCTTATTTGACGCGAGCCAATACCGTACATTCTCAGGCCAAACATTAAATCTTTCTTTCACTGTCCATGTACCATGCTCTTGCGCATAAGCAATAATCTCCTGCTTCTCAGTATCAGTATACTTCTTATTACGTCTAAACCCACTCATTATAATATTATTTATTCAAACCGAATATATTATCAACCTGATAAAAATAATAATTCTTTTATTACAAAAGTGAACCGCAGGGATCTTCGGTTCCCTGCGGTTCTTAGTTGTTTGTGATTCCCTTTAGAGATCAGCTAACTCGTTGTATATCAAAAATATACCGATTGATTAGCTGGGCTAAACGCAGTACCAAGACCCTGAACAATAACAACGTGGTAATAAAGATTAGCACCGAAGATATTATCAACGACACCATAACGTGTAAGCAAGCCTACACGTGGAGCGAAGTCATTCGGTCCGATTGTTCTCTGTACCATGATTGGAATGTATGGGCAGTAGATGATACCTGTATCATAGAATTCAGAACCCTTATACCCAAGAAGGGCATATTCGATACCAGCTGGAACTTGACCAGAATAGCCAAGATTACCATAGGTACCAGTGTTTTGAACTTCTGTACGTGTATCACGATATACTGTGAATCTTCCACCAACAGAGCCTACCTTGCCGATGCCAACTGGTTGAGTTGAAACGTCGCCTTGAACAGGTACCCACTGGAATTCAGGGAGCATTTCAAGGATCGCACAAACTCTTGGAGTTGCAACGATGAAGTTAGCAGCACCGCGTCTGTTACGGACAGCGATTCTGTTTGCTTCAATGATAAGCTTTTGATAGAAGTCTCTATTTCTCTCAACGAGCCAACGGCCGTCAGCAGAAGCAGGGGACCAGAATGAATAGTTACCACCGGTAAGGGCGGACTGAATCATTCTCATGATCATTTCACGGTCGATTTCAGCTTGAATCTCATACGACATAGCGTTTGTGATTTCAGCATCGATATCAATACCATTCATGTTCTTAAGGTCTTGCTCAAGTTCAACGGACCAGCGAGCGCCAAGTCTACGAGTACCAGCTTCAACAGCTGTCTTCTCAAACTTGACTTCAACTTGTGGAATGTTACCCGTAATTTCAAATGCGGATAAGATCTGGGCAACGCCACGATCTTGATCAGCAAAATCCCATACACCTGACCTACCAACTAGTGAAGATGAACTTGCACCTGTGAAACGGGTATCAAGGAATTGATAGCCTAATTCACCTGTTGGAGTGGAACCGGAGTTGTAACCAGCATAGGTACCGCCATTAGCGTTACCAGGATAGTTACCACCTGTACCTGTAGTAGCATTGCTACCATCGATACCGTTACCAAGGTTTTGGGATTGATACGCATAACGGAGTGCGAATGCAAGTCCTACTGGACCTGACATAGGCTGCACACCTACAATGTCGTTGGAGATTAACTCAGGGAATGTACGACGGATCATCGGGATAAGGATTTTCGGTAAGCGAGCATCCCCAGCAGCATAGCTGTCCTTCGAGTTTGGAGAGCTAGGAGTAAATCCTGCTTGCTGTCCACCACCGAAAACACCACTATTATTTGCTTCTTGTATACAGTATTGTTCTTGGTTCTCAAGAAGAATGGCTGTATTTAAGCGAGTTTGATCACTACCAATTGCCTTAATCGAATCGGATGAATAGTCAAGAACTGGCGCCCACTTTTCAAGTAAGGTGTCTGCTCTATTTCTATCTACGAATGATTGTGTCGGATTAATGTTTCTCATATTGTTTAATTTTCCTTTCAAAAATAACTCAGGTCAAGAGGACCTCATTGTTAAGGGTTAAAGATTCTTATATAATATTATTTATACCTTTGTAACTCAGAAAGGTATGGATTTCCTGAACTTTTTCCTTTTTGTTGTACCGTTTCTTTGATAATAGGTACATCTGCTTTAACATGCCTATCAACAAAGGCTTCTTCCTTGATAACGTTAATATGTTCTTTTTCCTTTTTCTCAAAAAGTCTGACTGTATAATCATAGTTTTCTTCGATAAAGGTTGGAGATTTATCACCTAATACACGTTTAATGTATTCTCTCTTTCTATCAGAGAGACCCGCAGACTTAGTTTCGAGTAATAGAGCAGATTTTGTCTTGCGATAGCTTTCTTTAATAAGAGTATTTTCTTTAGAAAGATCAGCAACTTGCTTTGTAAGTGTATCAATTTGATTCTTACCATCTACAACAGCGCCTTGAACCGATTCACTCATTAGAGCGGAATCAATTGCTAGGACTTTGCGTAGGTTGCTAAGAACTTCACGTGCTGTTCTATTTTTGGTAGCTTCGTTGATAGCTTCTGTCGGAATAGCTTCATCAAGAAATTCTTCTAAGTAATTAGAAATAGCTTCTGTAAGTGTAGACTTAAATTTCTTTGCTTCTGTTGTAATTTCACTTTCATACTTTTTAACAACTTTAACAAGCTTTCCAGCATTGTTCTTATCAACAGCCTCTACAACTCTCTTTAATTTAGTTGTATGATCCTTGTCAATAGCATTAATAAGCTGTTCAAGTTTCTTAGAATAAAGATCGTCCTGTTCAGTAAGAGCAGCTTCAACAGTTAATTGAAGTTTCTTACTGAAAGCACTCTCAATAACTTGTAGTGATTCTTCAGAGAGAATCTGCGTTGCTTCGTCGGGTAGTATATTCTTAACTTTCATATTAGAAGAGTGGTTCATTTAGGGATGCGCTAATTCTAGCTTGAAGTTTGGCTTCAATTACATCCTTTAAATATTTATTAGCTTGTGCGTAGTTTTTTGTGGAAATTGCAGTTATAAAGTTACTAATATTTTTAGACTCTGTAATTGGTTTTTTAGTATCAGACATTTCTTTAGACTTGGATGTCTTTTTTCCTTTAGCTTTTTTAATAGCTTTAGACCTTACACCTTTATACTCTTGGTCAGGTGCCTCTATCTCACCATCTTTATCGTAATCTTTTTTAGCTAGTTTATTTGCCATATTATTATTTATATAGATTGTATAAATTTTAAGATCTGTTCTCTAAGGAAAAACTCCACATCTTTACGTGGTAGTTTAGATATTGACCTTTCAAAGCTTTCATAGACTTCTTCGTACTTACCGTTTGTAGCTACAACCCATTGTTTAGATTCTAAAATGCCATTAACAAACGCTTTCGGAAATGAAGGATCAGCCACACAGTCAACAGCAACAAGTTTAAGATTTCTAACTGTATTGTGAGTTGATCCTTCTTCAAGTGTGCCTAGCGCTCTAGATGACATACCAACTTTTACACCATCATTGATAAGAGACTTAACAATAAGTCCACAAGGTGTAGAAAGTACCTTTGATTTACCGAAGAATACATTATTATCTTCATACATTTCTGTTACCATATGACAGGCGCGTTCTAGATCAACATCAGCAGTCGTTGGGTGATTAAGCTCTCCCATAGCTCTACCCGGTTTAATCATTTCCTCATTATAACGATGTACCTCTTGGCGTAATTCATCAATTGGATATAAACGCTTATTCTTATTAACACCTTCTGCCATCATATATGGACCCTTAATAAATAAGGTTGAAGGTGCATTTCTATTGCTTTCTTCGACAACATATTCAAATTGATCGTCAAGCGCCGGTTTTTCTACTAATAGATTGAGCTTTAATGCCATATCTATATTTATGCTAGTACTAATATAATCTATCAAATAAGGTGTTTTTCAGTAAGGATTAGAAAATCAAATCCTTTCTTTTTACAAAACTCCTTTGCTGCGTTCCACTTAGCTTGATTTACAACCCAAGCAGATTGTTCATAAATAAGGTGTTCTTTATTTTTATACTTCGTTTTAGGTGCTTGTGTCTGCTTAGAGGGTTTTATTTCAATTAGATAATGCTTTATAATGTTATCTTCTTTAATAGATACGAAGTTATCTACAAAGTATCTATGAACCCTACTATCTAAAGGACTTATATACGGTATAACAACATTTTCACTTCCCCATTTTATGACATTTGTATTATTATCACAAAAGCGCATGAATTTAAGTTCGAGTCCTGATCTATAGGTAGCTGTTGTACCTATAAATTTATCTTTATTATTAGGTGTAAATATACCTTGTCTGTATTTAGAACTCATTAAATTGTAAAGTCTTAACCTACAAAGAACATAGGTGGATCATTATCTCCTTGATTACCTTCCATCAATCGTAATTCTAAATCTTTCTTACGTTGTGTACCTTCACTTAAAAGATCTGAGTAATTAAGTGTACCGCCCCCTAATAAGCTAACTCCGGAGAACTTACCCCTTACATAGCTTAAGGTTATCATCGTTAGAGCGAGCGCATATTCATATACCCATTGCTCTTTAATTAGATCTCTTACTGGTCTTTCAAGCCAGCATGCAAGTACACCGTAAAATCTACTTGCGCCGGGTTGTGGATACATTTGTAGATATTGCGTTCTTTCATCAAATTTTATATCTCTCCTAGTAGCAAGTACTTTTTCACGTGTTTCCATCCATTCCTTCATCGTATACCACGAAACAAGATCGAATCCATAATTACCTAACGCGTAACTAAAGTATGTTTGCTGCGCTAAAGTTTGTTCAAGAGTAAACAGCGTATTAATACCTTGATTTGAACCCTCTTCAAACTCTACGACTGATATTACTTTTCTATAATCCATTGCATCGTAGTCAAAAACGTTTGAATATTCTGTTGCTGTAGCGTCTTGTGACTGAATTGATACAATCTTAGTTTGTGACTGTTTAAAGATGTTTACAAAATTATTATTAAATGCTGTTAGTTTTGCATAAAGTGATGCATCAACTGTTTCAAACTCTTCGAGACCTGTTGTAAATATGCCTGATAACTCTGTAGATGAGGTAAAGTAGGTACCATTTACAGAGGATGTTGAGATATATATTGATGAAGGTGTTTCAATAGTAAAGTCTGATCCGGTCCATTTCGGCTTATTGGATATTTTTTGAGCATCTGTTATACCTGCTTTTGATAGAGTGTATAAGTGATCGAGTCTAACTCCTTTGTTTTTTTCGTAGATTTGTGAATCAAATATTAAAAATTCCTTTGTATATCCTGCATATTTCGAGAAATATTCTATAGCAATTTGAATATTTTGAAATAGCTGATCTTGATGTATTTCAAGTGAAATTAACGGATAGCCAAGTGAACGCTTGATACGATCACCGAGGTCTCCAAATGTGTTTAAACGATTATTTAAATTAGTGGATTGAAACGCCGATACATTTAAAACTTCACAAGCTAATGACATACTATTATTTAATAAAGTTAAGCAGCTGGTGCCGTTGTTTCTGGAGCCGATGTCGCTTCACCGCCTGCTGGTTCTGCTGCTGCTGGTCCTCCTGTAAACGCAGGTGGCGGACCGCCAGGACCTACACCGGTACCACCGACAGATCCTCCCATACCACCTTCCATACCACCTTCCATACCTGTACCTGCGCCGAGATCCGCGGCGATAACTTGCTCTCTCCAGGCTGGACCTGCTGTTGTTATTTGTGCTAACTCCCATTGAAGTTCTGCATCCTTACGTAAAAACTCTCTATTAGCTAAAATATCCACATCCTTCCAGCCTAGATACTTTTTCTGAGCGTATGTCTTAGATACAAACTCACTGGATGTAACAGAATTATAACCTTCAACTTTAAGACTAAGTCGTTGACTTTCACGCATTTCGTAAAAGTTAGTTGGTACGTTAAATTTAATCTCTATTTGTGTTTCATTTAGTTCATACTTTTCCCACAAGCCTTTTAGTCGTAAATGCGTAACAAAAGCTTTTTCTATACCAGCAGCGAATCGTTGCTGTTGTCTGATTACAAACTTAGCAAATTTTAATTCTTCGCGTAATATTTCTGAACCATCTTTAAATCCATCTTGTGGATCTAATCGAGCCGCTGGAACCTTCAACGACCTATAAAGCTTTTTAATAAAGTACATTAAATCAGCTAATTCGCCAAGATTTTGACCGCCTTGAAGCTGACTTACCGAAGATCCTTCAGAACCTTGTCTCTTTGGAAACCAAAAAGCATCAAGCATGGATTGAGGGTTAAATTTCTTTACTACGTCTGCCTGATCTACGTCAAATGTCTTACTTGACCAGTAGTTAGCAATAAGCTTCTTTAGATAAGCTTCCGCTTTCGGTGCAGGCATATTACCTACATCAACATTGAATACAAGACGTTCTGGTGCTCTTACTAATCTATAGATAACTATAGCATCTTCAATTAGAGAGAGTTGCCTATACGCACGCCGTGCATTTTCAAGAAATGGCATTATCATCGTCTTAGACTCATTCATAACACCAGAATTTACATAAAGTACTTGATTTTGATCAAGAGGTATATGCTCTATTTTTTCTTGTTTATTAGGATGATTTGGATCAAATACAGGCTTTCTGTATATATACCCCTTAACGATCATATTCTGAATGTTATTATAAACTGGATCAATAAGTTCGGATGGTAGGTTAATAATTCCAAGAATACCTTCATCAGTATAATCCTTATGAATAATAAGCTCAAAAAATACTTCACCTTCAACTAATAACTGCCGAAAATATTGCCAACCTTTATTTTTAAAGTCAAAATATTCTATAAATTTTTCAAATTCTTTATCTATATTGGCTTTATCTTTTACAGCTAAATCTGTATTTTTATAACTAATAATAACCTCACTACCATTCTCATCGGTGTTGATCATTTCATCACAAATTTCATCCAATGCGTCAGCTACATCAGAATACGCAGCCATAACTCTATAATCTCTTAGTCTAGGACCTTTATTCTCTTGAATATTAGCATACATCACTTGACCGAAGGATGTATCTTTACCCATAGATCCAATAGCTAAGTTATTAAATTCATTTGAACTAGATATTGAGTGTTTAGCAAGTACTTCTGAACGCTTTAGACCAGACTCGGCAAATGTTTTATATTTAGGGTTAAGATTATTATTTTCTGTATCTATAATATTTGAATATGGCAGCTTATTCTGAACATACGCCATTAAATCTCGTCCAAATGTAGATGTTCTACCATCATTTGAAGTGTAATTTCTATTTTGATTCGAAGTTGTATCAGCCATCTACGTATATTTATACAACACTAAGAGCATAGCCATTACTAGTACCTGCCCAACCAGCACTATTTGAAGTTATAAAGGTAAATGTACCTAATGTTGATAGTGTACTTACTGCAAGTGTTATCGTAGCTATATTATCACTTAAAACATTATACTGACTTTTATCTAATTCATAAGCACTTATAACTGGCGATTTAGCAGTTTTTATAGCTTTATAGTTAGAGTAAAAATCAGTAACATTACTACTCAGATAAAAGCTATTACTATATTTAAACCGTTTTCCATATATTAAAAAGTTATTTAATTTATTCTTCTTAATAGTTATAGGGTCTTTTATAATAGTTGTTGTATTGTTTGTTGTGTATAATAAATTTGTTATAGTAGGTACACCTGAGACGGTTACTGTTTCTGTAAAATCACTAGCCATATTAATAGAACTTAAAATATTAAAATTATCTAATGTTAATATTTTTTTATTAATATCAATATTATAAAAGTTGGAATCAACTTTATATATTATACCCACTTTGTCTGTTTCTCTAAACAACCAACCTTTGATTGTAAATGACGTATCAACGACCACTCTAAACTTATCAGCAAATGTTGTATCTGTTGGTGTTGTGTATGAAAGAGTTTCATTCCAAAGTACTTCAGATCGGATCTCTGTTGTATTAGCTAGTTTATAAGACTCGGGAAGCTGCCATGATAGAATTATATAAGGATTTGCGTATGGAACAAAATTAGATATAATTTGATCCATATCACTCATATACCGCGTCATTATGGACATGTTAACCACAATATTAATAGGTACTGGAGCAGGTACCTTAACAGCTTTTTGACCATACTCTTTTGACGTTAGGTATGTAGCTTCTATCTTACTAAATACACGTGAACTATCTCTCGATATAGAAGCAATATCAACAGCTACTACAGGTAGAGTTATGTTTTGCGCTTTATTTACGATATCATACATTACTCTCTGCTTTGGAGCAAAGACGTATCTTACTTCAATATTTTCTTGTGCATCGCGATTATTATTAAAGCGTGATATTACTGTATCGTCGAAGGCCGCAATAAATTGAGTTATTAAGTCTTTAACTTCCCAAAAATACGATCGATTATTCACATACGTATTTAGTCTACATAAATCTATCTAGGAAATATTTCGGAATCTTATGCTTATTCTTAACTACCATTTCAATAATAGCAGCATCAAGTACATACGTTTTACAGTAGTCTTTTTGTGAACGCACACCACGGCCACACGATTGTATAAATGAGCTCAACATCTTATTCGCATACCAGTTAAAATCTAGTTTCATTAACTTCTCTACCCTTCTATCTGTTGTAGGTAAGTATGGAGCTTTAATAACAATTTGAAACCTCGCAAGATCACCTTTTAAGTCAACTCCATGTGACATTGATGGTGACGCAATAATAGTAGGTTTGTCTGTATTATAATGTATATCTAAGATTTCTTCATTACGTACACCTGGTTCACGGTAAATAATACGACTATTATTGATATTTGTTTTGAGGTAGTTCGTTATAAAGTTGGTATGAGTATGAATAATACCTTTTTCATTTTTATGATGCTCGCAGATATCTTCAATAATTTTTACCAGTTTAGGTAAATTTACTTGTAAGTTATTATAGTTGAGTTTTGTTTTTGTAGCTACATAAATTGGAGCTTTTGATGCATCAAATGTAGATTCAGCTTCAATGTATTTATACTTGTCAATACCAAGCGATTTACAGAAGTTTACTGGATCTATAATAGTTGCTGACATTAAAACAATTTTATCTGCATAATCGAAAATACACTTTGATAGCTTATCAACCTTTAAAGGCATAAAATTAATACCTTTTGGCTGTCGTTCGAAAATATATTCACTGTCCTTCCATGTACTTAGTAATGTTTTAATCTTACCGTGTAAATTATTCAAGATAATCAATTCACTCTTTTGGTCGTTGAGAGCTATCGCAGTTATTTTTTTAGGTTTATTAATAATCTCACGTAGTTCATCAATTCGTTCATCAATATTACCGCAAAGATTTTCAAGCCACCTTCCTACTTTACCATAATCCTCATTATCTGGAAACGGTGAAATATGAATTTGTGATTTTTTAAGGAAGTCAAAATTAAGTTGACAAGAGAACTCCTTTACAAGTTGATCCTCAAGTTCTGATGCTTCATCGCAAATAATAAACTCCTTATTTTTAAGGTGAACAGGTAAAGAAAAGAACATATTATAGTTTAGTGTTGCAAATGTAGATATAAGCGCGCTATTTCTTGCTTTATAATACGGGCAACTATTTTGCGTCCAACAACTTTCCTTTAACTTATTTAGATGTAAACACGGTGCATATTCTGCGGTAAATTCTGTATCATATGTACATTGATAGTTTGATTTACCTTTTAACACATCTGTATCATTAAACAATTCTTTGTACTGGTCCTGCAATGCTTTAGTAATTGTCAACGCAAAGGTACCGAATGGTTGCTCTTCACTAACTTCATCTTCATATTGATAGCCTCCCAACGGCGTTCTTTTGTAGATTAAGTATGATTCGACTAGCTCCTTGAATCCTGCTGAGGGTGGTTTTGCCACGTTGCCTAGTGTCTTAGATACAAATGACTTACCTGAACCGGTAGGTGCACTACATACTACAAACTTATAACCTTCATCAAAAGCCTTATTAATATTACTAATTAATTTTACTTGTTGATCGCTTGGAGTAAAACTACTCGGAAACTTTTGTAAATATTCGCCTACCATATATTATATTATAATATAGTTCCCTTATAAAACAGGAACAATCCTTACAATATTGTCATACATTTTGTATGATGAACTATTTTTTTGCGATTTTAATTTACTTGTAATAGGCTGTAAATTATTTGTGAAAGAACTGATCTGATAATTTAATGAGCAGCTTACCCCGTCACTCGTTACAATAAAGGGATACGGCAATTCAAGGATTTTAATATCTTTTTTATCTGTTTCGATATGAAAACGAATGAAGTATTGCTTTATTGTAAATAATTGTAACTTACCTACCTTAAGAACCTTATTTTCACATTTAAACGCTACTTTAGATTGTAAGAATCTTTGAAAAATTTTATTATAGTGTTCACTATTCATGTATCCATAAAAGTAATTTTTTGTTCTGTAGACATCGGAAATATGTTTGTATTAAAATAATTCCAGAAAGTTTCATCCGCTGGTATTTCTTTTATTACATCAACTTTATCTACTGATACGATTCGATAATCCTGCATTAACACATCCCACACTACTAAGGCGTTGTTCTTAGCTTCGTTGAACTGCTTATTGTGTTTAGGTGGTGAATAGTTTAATACAATACGACCATTGGTAGACTGTAATAAACTATAAGATTTTGTACAAATCATCCTACGAGTTGGTGACTTACCAGGTAAAATAATACGTCTACTAAATCTTAAATCTACTACATTATTTAGTAATAGATTTTCAAGCGTTGATCGTTGAACTATCATTATTTTTTGGTTTGCAAATTCCGAATATTCTATTCTCGTTTAAAAATACACCATTCTTAATATTTCCATGATCTTTAATAGCCATATTCGCTACAGTCATACCTAGGTTGCTAGGAAATAGAACAATATCACCTACTTTTGTATATTTTACTTCTGGACCAACCAGTATAACTTTAGCTTTTCGCCATGCTTTAGTTACTGTGTTTGTAGGTATATAAATACCGTTTCGAATAATTCCATCGCCGTCCGATGTGAGATCGATATATTCAACAAGAATAATATCCTCTAAAATAAATGTTAACTCCAAATCTTCTAACCCGAAATCCCCATCTGAATGCGAAGAAAGGTCAATAAGACTTTTCATTGGTGCTAGTGTATCGATACTTCTTGATGCCATATAGTTATATATTATATTAGTTAAAGAAATCAATGTAATGTTTCAACTCGCGTTGCGAAATCATATTGTTTCTCGCAATAATAGGTATGTCTTTATTTTCCTTTTCTTCTTTTTCTTTTTTCTTCTTTACATAAGAAATCTTCTTATATTGGCAAGTAGGTATTAAATGGTAAAATAGTTTAAACATTTCGTTTTTATCATCTAAGAGTCCTGTAAACCGATTTAATGTTTCGTTAACAAAGACAGCTTGTGTAGCTCCATAAAAAGACAACCACCTATTTATCATAAACGGTGTAAATTGCTGAAGACCATCACTATCGAGGTCTTCAGCAATTGTCTTCTTACTAAAGATTAATTTTCTTAGTAAGTCAAAAAAGTTCATAAGATATCTAATTATAAGCAGATCTTCGTCGTAGCGATTTGAATATCTTTAACTTCATCATTAAAGAATTCAATAACGCCTTCCATAAGATCATTAACAGACTCATCATTTAGTTTAGTACTATAAGCGAACCCTGGAGCCTTTTTACCAGCATTAACATTAATACCAGTATGTCCAATAGCCACCCCATCTTTGGAGTATGTGATTGACACACTAACCTTACCTACATCGCGTTCTGTTTTATCTGAACCAATAAACTTATCATGTACCATAAGATCGTCACCTCTCATTTCAATTGGCTTTCCAATAAAGCGTGAAAGTAAATTAGCAATAACGGTATTAAGATGTCGTTGAAAAGCTACAGCACCCACAGGGCACAAATTAGGAATTTCCCAACAGAAGTTAACAGCGTCATCACTGAAGATGTAGTCTTTTGTTAGTGAGTCTTCAAGATCAATTAAGTTATCACTAACAAACATAGGAGCTCTAAAAGCTACAATATTGCCATAGGGTGATACATTCTTCTTAAAGAAGCGATAAGCAAAGCGAGAGTGAATTAATTCCCCATTATAGATCGGATGTTCAATAATCATATAGTGATTGTATACTAGTTATTGAACTTTTCAACATCATTTGTTATTTTTTTATAAAATGGACTTGTATATATCACTACTAAAGAATTGATCAAATAGTTCGTTATCTGTATGAGCGTCCCAGTTATCATCTATACCTATCCAACTATCTGTTGTTAAGAAATGAGCGTGTACTAGATCTTGGGTTAATATATTTGTTTCTATTTTTTTAATATTACTTATATTATTAGTAAATATAACACCTTTAAATCGTTTTTTATATTTTAGATTTAAAAACTCAATAAACTGTATAAATTTTTGAGTAATATTACTTATATTACTATTACTATGATGCCTATGATAGTAATACACGATTGTGTTTAGAGGATCTTCGAATATTTTTTTTGTCCGCTCTATTTTACGTATATAGCTCTCCCGTTCTTGCTCGGTTGCACTATCATGGTGAAATAAAGGAGCATAAATAGGCCAACTATACATGTTGTTATCTGGTACAGAATATAAATTATTAATCCATTTTGAGTAATGTATATTATACTCTGGGTAGAACATATAATCTGTAAATGTAAGATAGTCGCCCTTTAAAATATCGTTAAAATCATTATCTATAATTAGCATAATACTATCAAGATTAACCAATACATCATCAAACATTTTGGTTGGTCCGTCAGTTATACCTATACGCTTTAGTTGTTTACTTAATAAGCATGTTTCGCCGATTATAAGATTGTTCATATATTATATGGTTGCGTTGAATTATTATAACCAATATGTTTACAACATGTATCTACAAGCTTTACAACCCCATAGTTATACTTCTTAAGATATATAGCGCATTCTTGCTCTCCAGTAAAAGACTGAAAGCCGCACGGAAAGAATTTTATATAATCTGATTTACGACGTAAGCCTGGATTCCATGAAAACCCATTCCAGACGCCGTTAAAATTTCTATCTACATCACGAAATTCTATATTGTTATACGTATATATATCTCCTATACACTTATGAGGATTATCATAATCATGACGTACCCATACTTGATGTATACCAGGGTGGGCTTGTAATATATTAATAGAATTTTCTATATAATTATTTTTTACATCAAATTCCCAATCGTCTTCCAAGTGAAAAATAAACTCGTTACGACTTTGAGTAAATATACGATCTAGAGATTTACGCTGACCTAATTGTTCTTCGTTAATTATAATAGTAGCAAAATTACCATATCGTTCTTGTATTATATTAGCACAATCACTTTGATTTGAATCATCAATAATAATAAATTCATCTATAGGGTAAGTGTTTGTATCTAGAAAACTTTGTACAGTTATATCTAATTCATCAAGTCGTCTAAAGTGTGTTAATGTTACAGTTACTTTATCCATTTTTTCTAAACACCATTAATGTTGATCTAAAATAATTACAACAATCCTCTATATCGGATCTTAAATATTGAGTTAATTGTTCTTCATATATAAAATTATTTTGTATAAATTTATTAATTACATAATCATTATTTTTACAATTAATATGACCTATACCCATTTGATTTTCTACAGCCCAAGACAATACAATATATTGAGAGCAGTGATTAAAAATATTGTTAAGTAATATAGATTCAAATTCTGCAGGAATATGCTCACCTACCTCTAAACATATAACGTTACCCTTAAGATTTAAATCTAAAGGTTTTGTTAAATCGTGTATGAAAATATTATTAGAGTGTGTTGATACACTTATACCATCTACACCAATTGCATTATAACCAAGACTAGTATATTCATCCACATACGTACCGAGTCCGCAGCCAAGATCTATAATCGGAGTATCAATCTTAAAAATATTAGTTATTGCTTTACATAACTTAGGTGAAAATAAATGTCCGCACTCTACGTCTTCTGCTGTATATATTCCTGTTTCAGTTGGCATGTTAGATTACTATTGTTGAGTTATTGAGAAATGTATTAAATTCAGCGTGTTGAGATTCTTGACTATATGTATAATGAATTCCAGCACCTGTTGTTTTGTTATAGTCACTAAATCTGTTACAGTATAATTTATGCTTTTCTAACCTATAATCAATAGATATATTTTTGTAGTGTAGTAATTTCAACTCTTCATTTTGTGTAGGTATCAATAAGCGACCATTTTTATCTGTAGGTTCAGCATGATGACAACCAGGACTGTAGTTTATTTCTGAAAGCTGTAACGGTGAAAATAATACCTGCTTACTATAATTTATATCTGAAACTCCTGTTTTAATTTGTGATGTAAATTTACCACTTATAGGAAAGCTTTCACTAACCATATTATAACCATATGGTTTATAGATAGGTTCTTGAGTTTCGCTTATGAATTGCTTTAAGTTAGGGTGATATAAAAATTCATCTATATCTACAACTATAACATAATCACAGTTGCTATCTTTCCAAACATTATTTTTTATTTGGAGATATGCTGAATCATCTAAAGTATCGTTAGTATCATAGTTAATTACTTCAACATTTGCTAAATTGTAATTACGCGCAATATGAACACTATTATCAGTTGATGAATTATCATATATTGTAATCTTATCACAGAAAGAATAATGATCAAGAAAGAACGGCATTATTTTTTCTTCATTATAGCATATTGTAAAAACTTCAATTCGGTTCATAAAGCTAATTGTCTATAGGCTTGAGATTTTTTAATTTTAATATTACTTGTTTTATTGCCATCCACATATCTAAGTATGTGTATGTTGCTAATCTTCCAGCAAATATGACACCTTTTTCTTGATCTGCTAATTGCTTATATTTACTATACATTTCCATACCTTCACCAAAAGGTATAGGATAAAAAGGAATATCTCCTTCAACATACTGTTTTGGATACTCTTCCGATATTACTGTTAACCCTTTATGATTTTCCGTGAAATAACTATGATCATATTTTCTTGTATAGTTTACTTCTTTATTATTTTGATTAATAATAAAGGTATCTTGTTTGTCCTTTGTAATGTGATGTTTAAACTCTAACGATCTATAAGGTAATTGACCGTAACAATAATTAAAATACTCGTCAATCTTTCCTGTATATACAATTAGGTCCGCATCTATTTTTTTCCAATCATCTTTTTCGCAACCTATATTAACAGTAAACCCTTCTAACATTTTATCCATCATCGCTGTATAACCTCGTTTAGGTATACATTGATATTTTTGACCTTCAAACCAAGTAGGATCTTCTGAATCTTTCGTCCTTGGTATCCTATTAGTAATAGACTTTGGAATTTTATTAAAAGAAACCCCCCACTGTTTTTCTGAATAATCCTTGAATATATATTCAATAATTTCTTCTTGTGATAATTCTCTACCAATCTCGGAGATAGTCTTTTTGCTGTAAGGTAGAGATATTAATCCTAATCTTGAATTACCTTTAGGTTGCAATTTAAAAGGAAGCCATTCTGTATAATTACTTAAAAAATTATAAACATCATCATCATCTGTGTGAAAAATATGCGGACCGTAGTTATGGACTGTCGTGCCGTTAACATTAGAATCATAACAATTACCTCCAATATGGTTTCTCGTTTCAAAAATTTCTACACAGTAGCCTATGTTTCGTAATAATATAGCTGCTGTAATTCCTGACAAACCACTTCCAACAATAATAGCTTTCATTTTATTATTCAAAAATATATTTCCACAATCTTTCTAAGTGGTAACAAGCTTTTGGATCTACCTCTTTATTAGTCGTTTCAAGAATATTATTATAAAAATCTCGTGACTTACTTAATATTTTTTCTCTTGATACTAAAAATTGGGCTCCAGCTCTAAAACTTAAAATATGTGGTATATTAACGTTTATCAAGTTAGCATAGCCTTGTAAATCTAGGCCGGGGTGATGTGGTACCCCTGTTTGATCACACGTATGTGGGTCATGTTCGCCAAAAAACATAAAGTCTTGTGTTATATTAATATTATTAATATAGCTTATTATGTTAGATATATTTGCTTCCCAATCATTAAAATGAAAATGATCGAACGGTCTACCTTGAAGAAAACCTGTATATTCATTAAGATTATCGTAGTTATTAACAATATAGTTTAAATATGTCTCTGACTCTCTACCTACATTCGGTAAACGATTATTAGGAAAATTCTCATCACTTGTAGTCCCTTTATCAAATACAACAATATTCCATGAAGTTATCTTCTGTAACCAATTCGTATCTTCATCATATCTTGAAATAATTAAAGTTTTATTTTTCATATTTTTAAGTATCGTATATTTACACGTATATAATTCCAATTCCACACGGGTAACCTAAAGTAGAGCTCGCTCTATATGTAAATTCTTCTACATCAGGATGAACCTTTTTAATTTCCACCCATAACTTATGAACTCCTGTATCTGTATTTGCTATATCATGTAAAATTATAATACCTCTTGGCTCAATTACCTGTAAAGCATTTTTATAGTCCTTACTGACACCTTCGTATGAATGATCCGCGTCTATAAAGATACAATCGAATGTATCTTTATTTTTTTCGAAAAAGTCATTGGTTGACATATTATGAAAGAATATATCTTTATCAGTAAACATTTCTCGTAACATGTCTACTTTCTTCTGAATTTTAGTTTCACTTTGTTGTATATGAGTATTCCTATAAGCAATGTTATCTACACAATGAAGTTTAGATGCTGTCTTTTGTAGGAATATAGAGTTAACAAAAAAGCTTCCACCATTACCCACACCTAACTCTAAATAAGTTTTAATATTTTGATCTCTAATTATATTAAGAAACCCCGAATACTCTTCAGGTACTTGTTGTAGTTGTAAATTACCAGGTGTATTACAAATAAAATATTCTGGTTGTTGACTTCCTGCTTTATTACGAACCCAATCCCGTAATTCCTCAACGCTCATTTTAATTAGATCATCGCGGTAGTGAGACTTAATTAGTTTTTTAATCTCTGCGATATGTTCAGGTGTATGTTTACCATGAAATGCAAATGTATTACTAACCTGCTGATTCAAGTCATCGCATGTAAGTTCAACAGAGAATTTTGCCGCTACTTCAAGAGGTGCAAAAGTAAATCCTTTCTCCTCAAGATGATTACGAAGATTAACACAAATTACTGTGTCTTCATGTCCACGTTGAGGAATTGTCTTTACATATTCCATTAACTTTTTACTACGAATTGAAACCCCGCCGTTACCAACTCTCTTACCTTCTGATATAAATTGTGCTGTGCTCGGCCACGGCGCACCAATATAATCATACTTTATAAAATCGTTACTCCATAATTCTGGATTTACTACAAATCCATCATGATGAATCGAAAAACAAAACTCTGTATTTATAAAATATGTCAACTTAGTCAACATAAACTCACTATACTCATCCAAGTTATTAATTTTTTCAATTTGATGAAACTTAAATTTATCATTTAAATAGGTTGGCTTAACATCTGAAAAGAAGATTACCTCTTTAAAGTTAATATGTTCACAAGTTTTTTCGAGAGCTTTAATAGCTAATTCAGGCTGTATACAATCTACAGCAAACAACGTACAGTTATCAATATTAATCATATACTCTTTTAATTATAGTCTATTGTTGTATCTATTTCAACATATTTTAGTGAAGGATTTATTATCAAAGCAGCGTTTGATACATTCGAAACTGTTTTTATTAAAAAGTCTGATTGTGACATGAGATACGTTTCAATAACTACATCTTCACCCATTTTATAGGGGTTAGTTAAACCTACGGATTGATGTACACCTAAATTATTTTTCTCTGTAGCTCTAATACTATTATAAGTTATAAGCTTACTACCGTATTTTTGTTTAAATTCTAGAACAGTATACTCTTCATCTGTACAAAGTAATAATTTATCGTACGAGTCGATATGTTTATCAACATAGTCAAAGTAAGTCTGTAAAGGTAAAGTAGGTGCATCTGTTATATGATCTGTACCTCTTTTGTGAATAGCGAGAATTTTATCACCTGATTGTTTGTTATCAGAGAGAAATTTATTTATTTTTTCTTTAATATGTGGTTTTAAACTAATATATTTATTAACAATATTTCCACCTGCATTTATTACATCAGGAGTAAGACGTGAAGGTATTGCTAAATTATTTTCAAACCAAACATCTTTTATCTTCAACGCTGCTTCTACTTCTTCTTTTGTAAAATTAAAGGGTTGATCGAAATAATAATCCCATACATTTTTTCCATAACGTAAATCTTGATATCTCATATTTTGATCAAATTTAATGTATAGTTTATTACGTGTATTTTCTACTACATATAGATTAGCTATAGCTTGTACAAAATAACTCATAAGACCAGCATACCTATGACCGGGTATAGTTACGTAAATTTTTATTTGTTCTTCCATTTGTTATTGAATGTTTTCTCTTGACCTATTGTTTGTTTTTCGAGTTGATCACCTAAGAGATCTTTACTTTGTTCTACTAGATGAACTACTGTAGTATCACCTATTAAAGCATGCTTAAGATTATTTGCTTCTAATAGTCTAGCATAGTCATCGTCAGCAAACCAGAACGAAAAGCTCTCATCAAATTTACCACCTATCTTATTAATCGTTTCTCTTGTAGTGCAAAAACACCAACCTGTAAGATATTGACGTGTATTATAACCTTCATATATACCTCTTTTAGAAAAATACCTAGGTGAATATGTTTGTTCCCATGGGCTTACAGAATCATACACGCTTAAGTATTGTACAAGAGTACACAATGTATTATCTTGATAAATTACATCATTATTTGAAAAACATATATATTTATTTTTAGAGAAACTAAGACCGTAATTTTGAAACTTATTGTAATTAAATGTTTCATCATCTGGTACAAAGAAAACATCTATAGGAAGTTTAAGGCTATCTTGTTTTTCCTTTAATTTTTTATTTGTTTCAATAACAATTATATGAGGAGTAATATTTTTATTAGCCTTAATACTCGTTATACACTCTTTAAGCATATTATAATATTGTATATTAATTGTATTTGATAGTATAATAATATCTACTTTCATGAAATTAGGTACTTGTAGTTTTTAAAGATGTAGTCTTCAGGGTCTTTATATTGTAAAGCTAGCTTATAGTTTTCTTCTATTGCATGTTGCTTCTGCCTATATAACTCTGGTGTAAGTACGCTTAATATATCTCGTAACTCACTAGATTTATTAAAAAATATAATTCCATCTTTGTTAAAGAAGTTACGAACATCTTCTGTACCCCAGTATATAGGAATCGTTTTAGTTACAAAACAATCTAAGAGCTTCTCCGTCCAGTAACTATTTTGAATAGAATTTTCTACTGTTATGGAAAAGTAATAGCTATCAAGAGCCTCATTTTTTGAAGTTACATATTTATAATTAGGATGCTTACCATAGACATCAAAACCACTAATTGTGTTTATAATATGATGTCGAATCTTATGACCTAACGTTTCATTTTTAAATGAAGCAATAATTGATATAAGCTTATTCTTATTATAGTTTATATTATTATTAACCCAATATGTACCATAGGGTGTATAGAGACCGTTGTCAACTTTTGATAATAATTCTCTATCAAAAGTTAATACATAATCAAAGAGTTGATAATTATCTTGTATATAACTATATGATTCCGGTAGTATTGCTTTTGGCTCTAATAACCAAGCAACTTTTTTTTGCGTTGTTTTGTAATTTTCTACTTCCTTTAAACAATAGTCTGTAAAAAAAATATGATTACTTACAGTATTACTACCTATGTTCCATTTAAAACTAGATGGGTGTAGTGTCAGATCTCTTCCTTCAAAATTTTTATCTACAAGGTTTATTTCCATGTTTTAATATATTCTTCAAGTTCGTTTTTTGTAAGAGCGTTTATATTTAAAAATTCTCGCTCATTAAGTTTATAAGAATCGTGTATATTCTCTTTATTTTTAAGTTCTTCGTTTATGTGAGGAAGATGCAGTAAAAAAGGCTTTGGAGTATTAATAAAGAAAGGTGTAATACCTAATTTTTTAGCTCTAATTATAATTTCATTATCTTCATAGCCCCAACCTTTGAAGTTAGGGTTAAAGCCTCCTATATCAATAAATGTTTGTCTCTTACCGAGTAATACACCACCTACAGCTTTGGTATTAGCAACGTGATAGTGTTCATTAGCATAACCCGTTCGTATATTTGTTGTATCTATAAATGACTCTAGTAAGTCATATAAAGACTCTGTAGTACTAGTTATTTTACTCTTAACTGTATAATTAAAATATATTGCGACGCCGTTATAACCTATATATAAACCATCTGTATTCTCTAATGTACTAATAGCTTTATCGATATTCTGCTTGCTTACAATACAGTCAATATCGAGAAAACACACTATATCAGTTTCACAACTATTTAAACCGTTATTGTATCCCTTACATTTATTATGTTGACCTTCATTATAAAAATGAATATAATGAATACTTGTATCATCTTTTAAGTATTCAAAATTTTGTATTTTGTCATCTTCTACTACTATAAATTTACATGAAGGTAGTATATTTTTATAGTATGCAATAACTATATCTACATTTTTAGCACGCTCGTCCGTATCTTTACGGAGATGTATAATAAAAGTTATATCATTCATATATAAATTTATCTGAGATTTTAACATCTTTATATTGCTGCTTTATATTCTGAAAAGCTTGATATTTCTGTTCGTATGCATTTATGTAAGCGGCATTATTGTGTGTTCCTCCAAAGTCAATTCCAGTGTCTTCTTTAGTACCATCAAACTTATTTTTATACCAGCTCATACCCTCAAGATGAATATAATATTTGGTTGTAAGATCAACATTGCCAATCTTTAGGTTATGTTTCTTAATATCTTCTAGAAACGTAGATCCAATATCATATATTTTACCCGTCTTAAAACTAGCTTTCATTCTAACCTCTTCGAAGAAAGTAATATTATGTTGTTTAATTTTATCTACATTAATAAAACAATGCCACGGGTTGACTCTATTATAGATAGACTTACCTCCTCGATCACCTTCCACTTTACCCATAATAGCTAAATTCATATCCTTAAATTGCTTAAAGATAGAGCTATGATCTTGCATGAAAATAACATCTGTATCAACAAGTAAAGCGTATTTTGTTTTACATAACTTTAAAGCCTTATTAACGCCATCGCCATGACTCAAACCTGGATGTGAGATATAGGGAACTTTGTGATCTCTCAGTAAATTTATTGTATCATTATTTGTTGAATTGTCAACAATAATAAGGCGCTGTGTTCCACTATGTACATGCATCCACGACTTTAACATTGTTAGTGTTATATCAGGTGTATTATAAGAGCATGTAATTAATGTTAAATCATCCATTTGGACTTTATATCTTTGAGACTCTTAATAACACCTTCTTTGTTAGTATGTGGACACATATTAGGATAAAAGCCGTGTATATTACGGTATACTTCTCTACCTACATTTATATTTTTAATCCATTCCTCTTTATTAGTAGATGTCGTACTCCTATCAATAGAGTCTGACGGTATACTCAAATATCTCACACTATCGTGTATATCTGCAAACCACCAAAACGGTGGGTGTCCGTTAGCTTTTATAATTCTAAATGTATGGTCAACATGTTCCCATGCATTATGAAATTTTTCGTCGTGTACCCCCACACTTTGCAATATTTCTTTTGTAAAAAAGCTGAATACACCAGCTACATGTTCATATAAATCAATCTTGACATTATTTTTATATTCAATAGTAATTTTTGGATTAGGTTTAGATTCATTATCTAACAAATGTCTGTTATGTAGATCGTAATTACTAATAGTTTGGCGTCTATTAAACGGTGTACCGGGTCCAAAATTAAAGTGTTGTATGCCTGTCTCCTTACTTGCTTGTATATATCGATCAAAAATTAACTTATCAAGTATGATTGTATCATCTTCAATAATAAAGATATAATCACATCCTTTATCTAAAAGATGTTGCATAGCTTTATTTTTTGATTTACCAACACCTAAATTAGTATCATTTCTGATATAAGTACACGGGTAGGTAAAATTAGGACCAGATATATTTTTACCATCGTTAATAATAACAAGTTCATCAAAAGTACATATCTTGATACTGTTCAGTAAATTATGTAAATATGTAGGTCTATCACATGTAATGATACCAACACCAATCTTTTGTTTCATATATTCTATATTAATTATTCCTTAAATTTTAAAATCAACTCTAGAATTTTTATTTCCTAAGCTATATTTTTCAAAAAGAGCTTTTTCTGCCTGTTCTTGTTCAAGAGCTGCTTTCTGCTGACTTACTAATGCTTCAAGCTCGTCGAGTTTGGAGGGATTGAAGATAGAATGTTCATCTCCAAAGATTTCACCGCTTGTATCAATATAATCAGATATTGTATCAATTCGTTGCTGTGGAGACGTAGGTAAAACAATTATACCAGGTGAATCGTCTTTTGGAAAAAATATATCAGCATCGTAGTTTTGTTCGTATTGATCCTTTAATGCGAAGAAAATATTGTCAATTTCCTTAATATAATTAACATCTGTATCACGTGTTCCATCGTGTTCTATCTTAATAGAGTCATCATACTTAAGAAGGAAAATAATATCTAAATGTCTCATAGATTCCTTTGTAAGAGTAATACATTTCTCTACAAATTCTTTATCGAAACCATCTGACCCTTTTTCATGAGCCCAGAGTGTATACACAAGATTATCGAGAGGGCATCTATCAAAAATTACTTTAGATGTTTTATCATAGGATTGAAGTTGATCGATCATATGATTTAAAATTGCCCATTGAGTATCTGAAGTTGTAGCAGATGAATGAACTAGGTCTTTTTCTTTAATAATGTCTCTATAGGTTTTTTCAGGTGTGGAGTATTGATTCCACACTGCTAAGAAGTTCTTAATGAGGGTTGTTTTACCAGTGTTTGCTGTTCCGCTAAATGCAATGCGCATATAAATATATAATCCGTATTAAAAGTTTTTCAAGAAGGAAGCCCACTCATCTTTATAAAGATCTAAAGACATTCCATTATTTGGCTTACAAGGTCTATATCTTAATTTTAATCCTACTTGCTCTGGTGTAAAAGAAGCCTTTTTAGAGTTAAGAAGTCTATCGCAGCATACCATGTTTTCCCATGTATCCTTACCACCTCTACTCTTAGGTATAATATGATCTACACTAATATTATCTTTAGATAACTTGACACCTGTATATACACACGTATAATTATCACGTTTAAGAATATTTTGTTTAGTAGGAAATTGTATTTTGTTATGTATAACCTTATCAAATCGAGAACATATAACAACCGATGGTATACGAATAGGTCCTCTCGCTGTTTGAATATATTCATCAAACGGTCTGATGGGTAACTTTAACCATTCTTTAATATTAGGTACAGGTACAAAATACTCAATATTTTCTAAATTAACAGTATTTTCATCTGTCATTTCATAGCTAATATCTAAAGGTACAACAGATCCGGAAAATATATTACCAAATGTTTTTTCAATACCTTCAACTGCTAACGGAAAATAAAACTTATTAAGTATAAGAACTTTATATAATTTCATTAAACAGATAACGCTTTATCCCACACCAGTAGATGAAGTCTTGGACTAAAGTTAACACGTAATGCTTTAGCATATTCAACAACAGCCGGTGCTCTTTCGATATGTTCGTTACGTGAACCACAGCACGGCATAAACCAAATACGCTTTAGAGGTACATTAATTTCATTACTATCTAAAACATATTTACGCCAGATTTCATCTATATCTTCTGAGCATGTAATGACAAATTTAAATCCTGAACCATTCTTCTTATGCCATTTTAGAACTTCAGGTTTATATGTTTTTTCTTCCGGATCGCCGTTTGTGGTTAGCTTAGGAGAGGTAGTAAACGTAGCTTTAAATTCTGTTACCCATCTTGGATCAGGCATAATAGTTGCATTCGTTTCAAAATCTATTTGCGGTAAAAACTCATATTTTAACACAAAAGCTTCGATAAACTTAATAAGCTGCTTACCGGATACAAGAGGTTCGCCGCCTGTAAGCTTAAAAATTGCACCATCTTTAAGATGACTAATATGATTACCTGTTTCAAGTAGTTTAAAAATTTCGTTAAAAGTCATTTTATTTTTGACTGACCAAGAGATATAAGAGTCACAACCGTTAGGTGAATCCTCTGAAATAAATGCCGCGCAAGTTAAATTACAGCTAGCAAGTCTCATGAAAACTGAAGGTTTTCCAACAAATTCACCTTCACCTTCAATCGTAAAAAATACAAAATCATTCGACAAAAACATCGTTTCTTTATCACAATCGATACTCATAATTAAATTAATTATAAAATAAGACATATCTTAATCAAGCATTTTGATTAAATATTTTTAACATGACCCGTAAAGTGGCGCGTAAGCGCAAGTCTGCTGGTTTGGAGGAAGTTTCAGAATTTGAAGCTTCTTTTCAAAAAAACTGGATACTTGATTTTAAAATCAAGAAACCTTTCCACTTCAACGCTAACCATCAACAATTTTTTAATTGTATAAAAGATGATAGCACTAATATGGCTTTTGTTGCTGGTCCGGCAGGTTCAGCTAAGTCTTATATTGCCATACTAGCAGGTCTCGAGCTGCTTAAGGAGAAGAAAATAACAAGTATTATATACATAAGATCAGTTATTGAATCGGCATCACGTAGCATTGGGGCTCTACCGGGAGAGATAGATGATAAGTTCTCTCCATACGCAATGCCTCTTATCGAAAAGATAACAGAAATTACAGATACAAGTACATGTAATTCTCTTAAAACGAATAATATTATTCAAGCTATACCAGTTAACTTTGTAAGAGGACTCACATTTAACGATTCACTTGTTATAGTAGATGAAGCTCAAAATTTACAGAAGTCAGAGCTTGTAACTATACTTACACGATTTGGTAAAAATACAAAGTATGTTATTTGCGGTGATTTAAATCAAAGTGATATTGGTAAACTATCTGGATTTAAAGAGGTATATGATCGCTTTGATACTAGCGAATGCGTGGATCATAAAATCCACGCATTCGAATTTGGCGAATCTGAAATCGTTAGAAGTAAGATTCTTAAGTTTATTGTTAAGATACTAGAAGCTAAGCAGCATTAAGCTCCCCACGAAGTACCAGCAAACGGATTACCCATTCCATTCGATACCTGACCGTTACCTACACGGGCACCTCGATCTACTTGTTGAGGTGCTTGTTGAATGCTAATAGGTTCTGTATGTGTAAACTCTGATGTGGATACTGACGGTTGAATTTCTGCCTCTGTATTAAAACTATAAGTTGTAACGGTAGGTAAATCAGCAGCTATTTCCTTCACATCATTAATAGAATATGTCGCAGAATTTTCTTCATGTTCAAATACTTCAACTTTATCTACCCAGCATCTATTTTTTGTCAACTCACGAACATGTCTATCAGCTATATTAAATACATTCTCAGCTGCACGCTCAATACCTACACCTTTTTCCATAATATATAGTTGAATAATACCTTTATCATGTAAACGTTTAAAAGTTTCTAATTCTGGATCATCAGCAGCAACAGTAGTAGTATGATCATAAATACTTTTTAGTTCTGCTTTAAGCTCTTTTAAGCTTCCAAAATCTACACACCAGTTTTTATCATCGAGAGATGAACCACTAAACCATATCTTAGCTTTAAGCTGATAACCGTGTAGAAAACGACAATGTGAATGTGAAGCGCGCCATTGTCTGAACGCACAGGAGCCAAGCTCGATTACTTTTGTTGACTGAAAAACAGGTTTCATATCAACATTATAAATACAATTATAATCTTTTCAACTGTTCAATTAAGACTTTTTGTGTAACCTTGGTATTTTCAACTAATGCACGTGATTGTAAAGCAGTCTTTACATCTTGTATTTCTGTGTCTGAAAGTGGGTCAGTTGCATTTGTTTTGTTAGTAATATCCAATATAGCTCCGTCCATATCTACTGCGCTTGGGGATAATTTACTCGCATACTGACGTTCATTAATTCCTAAATCACGCGTTATAATAGTTGAGAGTATAGCTACCGTGATTCTACCTCTTTGCTTATATAACCTAATAATATCATCAAATTTAGGCTTTGATTGAACTTTACCCTTTTCTCCTTGAATCGGGTTACCTTTATTATCTCTTACATCCATTGCTAAGGTGTTATCTTTTCCACCTCTTGTAACATAAGCGTAATATGTGGTAGGTGGTACTGTACCACCTGCAGGTTTAAACCTTTCTGCGTCGAATTCTACAATTGTTCTATTGCTTTTTGATGGATCCTTAGTTTCTTTGTTAATTTTTATTGTTTTAGTATTAAAAACTCTTGAATAATTTGACTGTAGTTCTGCCTTCACAAATAATTTAGGTTGATTACCGGTAAAGGCTCTACCTATTTGCTTAAATGGTTCGGCGATTCGTCCCAACGGTCTAGTTATTTCAGGCGCTAGTGTTGTTGCCGCTGTTTTAGCAGCTGCGGCAACACCTCTTACTATATCGCCGAATGACTCTTTTATAATTTCCTTTTGAGAAAGCTTTCGCATATTTATATTTATAGTTGATAAACAGATTATGAGGTATTATAATTATTTTATGGAAGATTTTGATAATTCAGAAATCGGTGAACCGATTAAACTACCTTACGCTAATGGAAATGCTCCGCGTACAGAAAAAGAAAAACAAGCTATTATTAGACGTGCTGCAAAAGCTTATGAGAAGTATATGGATGCTCTTGGCTTTGATTGGAGAAATGATCCTAATTCTGATAATACACCAATGAGAGTTGCAAAAGCTTTTGTTAATGATATTGCTACGGGTTGTTATGATAGTCAGCCTAATGTAACTGCATTTCCAAATGATGGTTATGATGGTATTGTTGCTCAGTGTAATATTCCTGTTAAATCCCTCTGTTCACATCACCACCTTGCCTTTACTGGTGTAGCTCATCTTGCTTATATTCCAAGTCTTGACGGTAAGGTTATCGGTCTCAGTAAGCTTAACCGTATCGTAGAATTTTATGCTCGTAGGCCTCAGATTCAAGAAATGCTCACGAAGCAGATTGCTGATGCAGTTAATACAGCTTGTGAAGGTAATCTTGGTGTAGCGGTTGTTCTCAAAGCTCAACATACATGCGCCTGTAATCGCGGCGTAAGACATGATGGTTGCTATATGATTACATCAAAGCTTACAGGTGATTTCTTGTCTGATGAAAAGACTCGAACAGAACTATATAAGTTTATTGATATGGCTTCAGGTAAGTAAAGGAACTTACATATTATAAGTTATGAATATATTCGTAACTAACGATGATCCCGTGTTAGCAGCACGGGATCTTTGTGATCAGCATGTCAGATCTAAAATGCAAATTGAAGGAGCTATTATGTTAGCACATGCTTTTCCACAAGAGCTCTTAGATCACCCTTCTACACCGAGAACACAATCTGGTAAACCTAGAAAAGCTGGTAAAGGTTATGCTAAGCATCAGTGCTCTATTTGGGCTAGAGAAACAAAGGCTAATTTTGAATGGTTAACATATCATACGCTTGAAATGTTTACAGAGCGTATGTATCGCTGGCCTAACTCAAAAGAACATTTTACAAAAACCTTTATTGAGTGGTGTAGTAATAATACTCACAATATTATTACTTCGCGAACCGAGCTTACACCGTATGCAGTTGCAATTAATGTGGATTGTAACTGTCGAAAGCTATCAGATTTCAATCAATTAAGTGTGATTGAACAGTATCGTGCTTATATTATACACGATAAAGAATTTGCTACATGGACAGTTAGACAATCACCTAGTTGGTATCATACTGAACATCAATCTGATCACTTGCAATATGATTAGAATTTACATCAATTAAAGCATCTAACTGTTTGATAAAGGATTTACCGACGAGAATTTTATATTCATTTTCTGATCGGTTACCAACACTAAAAGGTACATCGTCAAACTCTGTTCCTGCAAACTTAATTCTAAATTTAACAACAGGACGCTCTTCAACATGACCAGCACCTACGTTAATGCTTATTGTATCAACGATATCCTTTATTAAACGCTTTCCGTTAATAGTCGTAAAGGAAACTTTTGAACCTTGTATTGTAAGGTCTTCACCGTGTATCACGTTATAAGCGCCATTACCAGAGTCAATTTTAACTTTGACTCTACCTACACCAGCTATACCCATCTCCTCGATGAGGCCTATAACTGTTTTTTCAAAGAATTTCTTAAAAGTAATCATTGGCATTCGTCACATCCTCCACATGTACAGCCTTTTTCAGCATACTCGCAGCTGCAGCTATCTTCATAACCTGCGTTATATCTATCTGAACCCACATCTTCTGATTCTTCATACTCTAGATAGTGATATACATCTGAAATATAACTACTAGCTTTTGTTATTTTAGAAGCAACCCAGCCCTCGATGGAGGTCATTTGTGAAACAAGTTCTTGCAATTTTTGAGAATACTCAGATAGCCTATGTAGCTCAGCAGCTGCCATACCTGCGACGCTATCATCATCACATTCATGATCACCGTGGTGCTCATGTTCATCTGCAACTTCTACACCAGGCATATCCATAGTAACCATAACAGTCTTACCCAACATACTAGGTGCACCAATCTCACCACCGCCCACTTGTCCATAAGCCTCCGAAAGTAAATTTTGATCACTACGCTTTATCATAACAATATTTATGCTACCCCTAAAAGACTCTTAATTCTTTCTTTATCAGTCTGTGTAATATCTGCAGGTGTAAAATAATCTATAGCAGCAGGATCTTTAGATTCAATCATTTTACGTGCTGTGGTACCGTCAATGCCCCCAGCTTGCATATTAATACTCTTAATAACTACATTGGGGTAGCTTTCAGGGTTCTTAATAAAAGAATTAAATCTTGAATCCGTTTCTTTAGAACCTGCACCTACTATAATAGTAGCGTTGGGAAACTCTCGTGTAAGATCATAAGTAGATTGTACAGGAGATACTAAACTCCTATTTATTTCTACAGGTTTAGAGAGATAAGGGCTATATATAGACCATATCAAATACGATATATCCTGATCAATATTACCACGTTTATTTTTACCTATAAATATTACACCTCTATCCGCAGTTTCTAATAATTCCTGTAATGCTAAAAAGTGTCCTTTAGTTGGAGGTTTAAATCCTCCAGGAAAAACTGCTATAGTTTCTGAATTTTCCCGGTTTTCAAAAAATTGTTTAAAGTTGATCATATTCTACCTTTGTTTTTGTGAAATGTTGGTGATATTACTTTGAAAATAAACGGTTTATTGTCAACACCTTTAAGCTTAATTACTAAACCTTCATACTCACCAAGCTTACCTGCCAATTTATTAAGTTCATTAAGAATTTTTAAGTGCATTCTCTTTTGTAGAGGTAGCAATACTCTTACTATATGTTGTCTTAAAGTTTTCTTTTCTTGTTGATCTTCACGTTTTCTTGAAGGGTTGTTTAGGATTTCTAAATAGTTGGGATTTTGAGATATAAAATTATTTATTTCTGTCTGTGCGAGGTGCATTTCTGTAGATAAATTAATTGGACTGAATACATCTATATCTAGAGGAAGGAACTTTACGTCTTTTGTAGATAGGTCGACTAAACTTTTTGTTATATCATATTTGATGTCATCAGGAAGATCAGCACCGTTATAGTCTGTAATATTAATTATAGGGAATGTGGACCAAACACCTAATTTATCTCTTTCGTAATTAGTAGCTACGAAATATACGACGTTAGGATTATCTTCACGTGTAAGAGCAAACGGAGAATAAAGCCATTCTGCCTGTACTCTTATACCGTCTAAATTTAAATCCTTTTTATATCTACCTAACGTCTTTGTTACAATATTTTTTATTTTATTAAAGTTACTTTCAAACGCATCTTGCGTAGGAGGATGTTTAATTTTACCTGTAAAGTCACCATCTGTCACTGGTCCAGAATAACTACCTTGTAAGAAGAATTTATTTTCTGGAGTGATACCAAACTTTACACTCAGTCCGTCTGCTTTCTCTGAAACACTTGAATTACCTGGTTGAATTATACCTTGTGTATCGTCTAGCACATCAATAAAGTTAACAAAATTTTCAAAACTCATTGAGTATTGATCTGATTTATACTCTGAGTATAAGTGTTGAACGCCTACACGTGTACCTTCAGCCGTTGTACTTTCAGTTAGTTTTTGCTGAGGTAGGAATATAGCTATATCTAAATTATCTCTTAATATAGTTGCTCTTGCATCAGCCAGTATACCTAAAACAATATTAGTATCATTATATTTTTTATATAAAAATGATATAATATTGGGAATTGTTTTAAGGTTGCGTTCTTTAGCATTTTTATCACCGAGTAGAATTTGAGCCACTCTATTAGAATCAACTCCTTCAACTACAGCTCCTGTTATTCTATCTGTAATACCCTTAATACCGCTCCACTTACAGTTAATATTTTTAGCAAGATTTGATAACATTATTGCTCTATGCATACCTTTAAAGGGGGATACCTCATCATTAGCTAAAACAAATTGAGCAAATTTTACATCAGGTACAAACATAAAGTCTGTCTGTACAAACTCTTCATCGCGGCCGATAATGGGCGCTCTAAAATGAACGCTTATACCTGAACGGGAGATATACTCTTTTGGATTTAAGCTGCGTTCTTCGCACCAATTTTTTAATATAGATGTTAATTCATCTTTTGTATATTTTTTATTATTAATAGCTATATCTAAATCTCCTGACGACTCCCTTTTACCTGTACTACCTAACAAACACCTATTAAGATTAATACCAACAATATTTGAGAGCATATCAATAGTCGGTTTAATATTGGCTAATTGAATACGTGAGGTAGGTAATTGCTTAAACACTTTTCCTCCCTCTACAATGACATGGTAATAATGTTTAAAATCTATCATAATAAGTTTTCTATATCTGCTCGCGAACTTTTTATAGCCGCTATGTTAGCTTTATTTAATTTAATATCCTGTGTATTGCTAGAGACCTTACCTATGGGTGTAATCATAGATCTTAAATCCTTAATTCCATGATTACCACCTCGTGAGCCGCTATAGCGTGCATATAATACAGGCTCATACGGACCGATCGGTAGATCACCATTATATACGATGTGACTAGCTGTTAGCTTATATTCATCACCATCCGGTACTATCTCGACTCTACCCTGTAAGAGAACATTTACATTGTTATTACCGTATTCCTTACCATAATCCATACCGAAGACGGATAATTTTTTTAATTCACCATCTTCTATTTTTAAATAATTAGAAGACCCAGGTGACATACGATCTGGATACTTCTGTTTTAGCATTTGTACAAAGTTCTTTACTTCAGGGTGCTCGCAAATCTCTTTGCCCGATGTACAAGTTGTACCACCATATTGTTGATGATGTCTAGCTTTTGTACCTGCTTTATGAGATATAAACAATACGTTTTTACCTTTAAAAGTAAAATTAAAATCACTTTTTGGTGTTCCAGGAGTAGACTTTACTCCGTCAACTTTTTGATGATATCCATTTATATTAATAGTAATATAATCTACATCATTTTCAATAAGCAAAGCTTTTATTTGATCTTTTAGATCCTCTAGAACAATATCCTCATCTACCGTACCAAAGCCCTTGCCCTTACCTAGAACAACAGAATATTCATTTCCGTTAATATCCTGCACTATATATGTGCGCAGTTGACCGGATGTAGAGCCTTCTTCACCAGGTAGAGCTACTTTAATAACTTCTAGTTCAGCTTGCTGTAGTGTCTCAGGAAATTTTTTCGGATCGTATTCGCCTATAGGCTGTATACGTACATCCTTACCACATGTACCCGGTGATAGGTGTATATCTTTGGAGGATATTATTGTTGCAAGTTCCTTTTTACTGTATTTCTTAGTACTATCATCTGCCTCTTTTAGAACACGTACAATAAACCTATCCGGTCCAATAAGACCGATAGTAGATACCCTGTTGCTATAGATATTTGATAGTTGCTTATTATGCATATATTAAAATAGTGATTCTTCACCGTTATCTCCTAAAACATCTTCTAGATCTTTATTTGAAGATTGGCTTAACAGATCTTTAATTACAGTAACGATCTTTTCAGGATCTACATCAGCAAATTCACTGACAGCAGGTTTTAATATCATGGATTCTTCTTCTGTAGGTACGTGTCCTAATGCTTTAACTATTAGTTCCTTATAAAGTGAATCAAATATCTCAATTAAGTTTAAATTATTTATACTTGGCTCGTTTACATCTACCTTAACGGTAGCATTCTTTGGCTGTATATCTACTGTTTGAGGTTCTGTAGCATCTGCAGGCTGTTCTATTAAGAATATATACTTATTAATAGCATTTAACGTCTTAGATTCTGTTATTTTTAATCCAGACATTAAACCTATTAGCTTGATAATTCTCTCGAGTAACTCAGGTACTGGAATATTAACAGTGTTTTTTATACTGTTAATTTCTGTATTAATATACTCTCGCTTTGACCCTGAGAACTTCTCTGGATTGAATAAAAATGCATTTGTGAGAATTTTAATTACAAATTTTTCATTCGAGCTAATCGGCTTAACAGTCGGTTCCGATGGAGCTTGTACTTCAGGTTCCGGTTCAGTTGATACAGCTGTAGGATCCATAGGACCTACCTCTTGTTCATTAAGTATTCTATAGTATTTTTTAAATAGTGTATCGACTTTATTCATTAATATGCCTTTGGTTGTATGTTAGAGGATTGCTTAGCAATCCTCGAAGCGGTTGCTAGTTGTTTAGTCAAGTCCTTATATACACCGACAGCTCCTCTTACTGTCTTAATGCGATCTGTTTGAGCTGGTAATGCTATCGGATCTTTTTTAGCTGCTAGCATATCTACATTTCTATCAACAGTGTTAGC